TATCATTCCACTTGATTTCTACAATCTTGCCAGTCTTTTCAGACAATGTGCTTGCTCTTGTAGAGGCGTTTAGACCAGAGATAGCGTTCATAGCGCCTTCTCCAGCACCACGAGTAAGTGATTCTAGGTCGCCATACTTGACGAAATCGCGGATATATTCAGGTAGTTTATCTGCAATATCAGCGTTGGCTAGGTCATCAATCTTNTGACCGAGGATAGCCTCAGCCATAACAACGCGNTGTTGCTCAATCTTCTGNCTTGGAGTAAGACCAAGGAATCTATCTGTCTCAGACTTCTTTAAGATACCGCGACTTACCAAGGAATTGATAGCNTCTTTNTCACCATCGATNGCCTTAAGACGAGTATTGAAATACTCAATGTCTTTACGCTTGGCAACTCGGTTAATCATACCTAACTTCTGACCAGAACCTAGGCGAATGTTGGTAGATAATCTNCTTGCTTGGGCAGTCTTAATAACGCCAGTTCCGTTTAGAATTGCCATCGTNTAATCTTCAATGGCGTTACGTACTGGGAATCTAGGACCAGCAATAGTACCGAATGTCCAGGCATCTACGATATTTTCTGGACCATTCTGGTATTGAGTACCAAGAACGCGAGATAAGAAAGACTCTCGTCCAGCGTGACGCTGCATATCGCGCAAGCCAATTACTCTGGAATATGGAGATAACTGGAAGTCATACAAAGCCATTGATACGCCGTTTACTGCAGCAGGGTCTACGCCATCTGCTCCAATGGTACCAAATATTGCTCCGCTGAATTCGTCTTTCTCAATAGCATTGAGCAGTAAACGACCACCAGGAGTCTTATCTAAGCCAATAAGGTTACCTACAGTAGCCTGCAAGCCCTTCATCATTTGCTTGCGCTGACCTAAATCAGCAGCAGCATAAATTTCTTTGTAAGCGTTAGCGTGATAAGAGCCGAGAACCTGACGAGCATAACGATAAAAGTCACGAGGTGCGGTTCTTGCTTTATGGTCAAAGGCTTCATCGTTGATAAGAGCAGGAATCGGCGTGAACTTAGCCTTAATCTTGTCGATTCTGTTTGCCCAAAACTCAGGTTGGTGTGCTTTTAGGTTAGATTGGTATGTTCTTATTCTCTCAGCCATCGCAGTACCTGCAGCGGCTGGAGTCATAGTGACATCTCCAGCGATTGTTGCTAGTAAATCATCCACATCGGAGACTTCCATAGTCTCAATCAATGCACGGCTGTCTTTATCTAGGTCAAACACTCTACGACCTGTAGTAAGTGTTTGTACTTTTGCAGCTTTGGCTGGAGTCATACGTGGAGCAAGCTTGATTCTACGACCAGGCTGTCCGTATGCCATCATTTCCAAGGCATTTGCCTCAGATAGAAAGTCTTTTGCTGTGTCTAGGTCAAATACACCAGGACGTTTACGGCTTTCTCTGCCGAAAGCACGGAAAGCTTGGATGAAATCGTCATCTAACCCTGGCTCAAGCGTTCTAAGTGCAGCGCGAGCTTGGTTTATTTCATCAACATTCTTACCTGTAATAGCTTTATCGTATCTATCGAATACGCTGGTATAGCGAGTCCAGAAGTTTTCTACGGATTTACGTCCGAAAACTGTCTTTGTGTCAAAGTACTTCTCTACTTTGGCAGCAGAGCCAACCATATCTTGCAGTGCATACTTGCCAGTTACGCCTAAAGCCTTAGAACCGCCAAGATAAATCTTTCTAGCCTTACCCAAAATAAGAGTTGGGTCTAACATAATGCGATAAGTAGCATCTACCGCGCCGGAAATCCAAGAGTAAAGTAAACCTTTACCTTCTAAGTCGCGTGGCAAGAAAGCATTTGCTACATCTCTACCTGGAGAATACTTAGCAGCGTTTAATTCAGCTACAGCATCGCGTAATAATGGGTCTGTTATCTTGCCGCTTTCAGATTGTATAGCCTCTGATGCTATGCGCTTTTCGGCTTCATTCTGTGCTTCGGCGTAGATAGTTGAAGGATTGACACCAGCAGCAATACGTTTGGCTACATTTACATAAGATACGCCGTATCTTGATACAGCCTTAGCAACGCGGTCTTGCTGGAATACGCTTTCGCCTTCACGACCAGCCTTGGCCCAGGCGTCAGCAAAGTTTATATCTTCTTCAGCCGCGACTCTACCAGAGCGGTAAATGCGAGTCATAGTATCTGAAGCTAAATCAAGAAAATCAAATACTGTGCTTACGGTTTTCTTAACCGGAGCAAAAGCATAATGAGCAGCGCTTTCAATCCAAGAACGATTAGGCGCTTCCTCATCTGGTTTATTACTTCCAGCAAATGCAACTAATGACTGTTGTTTATTCTTTGGAAGTTTATTAAATTCATCTTCGGCATATTTGCGTGGCAAATTGGTAAGCCTTTGATGTTCCTTCAAAGCTTCAGATAGTCCGTTAATTTGCCGCATTTGATTCGGCTTCAAGCCAGCTCTAATAGCTGCTTGTGATAGGTTTCCGTTGTCTGGCGTATATGCCATTACAAACCTCTAGCTACGGCCTGTTGGTAAAGAATAGCTATTTCGCCGTCTACATCATATGGAAGCATACGTGCAAGCACATCGGACAAACGCTCGGATGATGGCTGACCACCCATAATTTCTGGGCCTGCACCTGGTCCTAGAGCAATACCTGTAGTAATTGGCTCATCTGCTCTTTGTGATGGTGCATAAAGTGGAGTTATCGGAGCTTGTGCTGCAGCCTCACGTACTTGACCTGCTGGCATACCACGAACATCTGCTGTCTTGGCGAGTGGAGCACCAGCTTTAATTGCAGCCGTCTCAACACCTTCGCCGTATGCGATTGAACCCATATTCATATCTGTTCTCTTGGAGAACTTACCAGGGCCTGATGCGCCTGCTAATGGACCTCTAGCCATTGTTGTCCTCCATTGTTTCTAAATCTACTGTGAATTGTTCCCAAGCCTGATTTACTTGGTTCTTTCTAATTGCATTGTATGTAGCTAAATCTAACACTTCTTCTGCGAACATATGTATCGCACTTACTAAATTATGAAATAAACCTGCGAATAAAACAGCAAGGTCAGCGAGACGGATAGAGCGAGGAATGTAATCTGGTTCTTTTTTCAACGCTCTATCCTCTCGTTAAGTTTATTTAAGCTGGCTTGCCGCGACGTCCGGCAGGGGCATATCCGAACTTCACTTCTCCACCTTTCGGCTTTGATGTGTCCTTCTTGCCTTCTGTTGGCTTCTGCATTGGAGCAGCAGCACGACTACCTTTTTTATTCACTGTACACCTCCTTCGGCTATGCTCAACCTGCGATTTGTGCGAGCAAACTTGCTATATCGGGACGAGCGCCAGCAGCAGGGGCCGCACCAGTCATCATTTCTGGAGTTGGCTGCGAGGCAGGGGCTGGGGCCATACCTGCTGCTGGAACTTGACCGCCCATCATTTCTGCTGGGACTTCTTCAGGCTCTTCTGGGGCAAAGACTTCTTCTACGATAGTCTCTATCGCCTTGCCTTTTTGTCTTCCCTTAATAACTTCAGCAATCCTAGAAACAATTTGCGAAGGGTCTTGGCCTTGCGCTGCAAGTGCGGGGATAGCTTGTGCATACTGAGCCACAGCAACACGAAGAGAATCACGCATCTCTTCAATGTCCACACGCTGTTCTTCTTGGGTGACATTTAGCTCCATCGGAATTTCGCGGCGTACATAGTCGCGGGAAACTAATTTATCGCTACGCATTTGTAGTAGTGCAATGATTGCACGGTTCGGGTCCATACCGGACATAATTCCGTAGCGAACATCTACGCCATACTCGCCGCCAATGGCGCGAGATGGTACGTACTTCATTGAGAATGGTGTTCCATCTTCGGAGCCACGAATCTCTTTGGTCATAGAACCAAAAATCTTTTCATCTACTTCAAAGCAAAGCGCAACCATATCTGTAAATAGTCGAGCAAACTGTGCTTGAGCAGAGCGAATCTGGGTATCAAATCCAGCCTGTAGCGCTTGTACGCCACGACCGGTGACAACGGAAGCATCTAGGTTACCGCTGCGTACTTCTGGATAACGTGAACCAAGGCGTAGTTCTCGTTCCAATACGCCGGATTCAGTAAATACTCCTGCTGGAAGTTCTAGCGGCACACGGCGAATTGCTTGTGGATTAGCAGAGCGCATAATTGAATCAGGACCGAGTGCAAGTTCTTGCACATCTTGCGGGATAGCAATAGGTGCCTGGATTGATTTCTCTGCTGCTTGTATTTGCAGAACTGCAAATCTAGCACGTGCCAACTGCACCGCTAGAACATCATCAAACTGACCGCGTGCTTCACCATCAATAGAGGCCCGAACCGCAACAGAGGCGAGGCATTTGCCGATTGGATTCGGGATATTAGCAAGGACTAGATTCTGTCGCTCAGGTAGGAAGATTAAGTCCTGGTCCTTATCGTGGTAGCGAACTAGAGAAACATAAGGAGAGTTCTGAATATAACTGTTGCCACCTAGAATTTGCTTTGCGAACTCTGGGTATTGGGCTGCGATACTTTCCGCATCAGACTGAACAACTTGAGTGATTGAGGTAGTGCGGCCGAATCTGTCGATTTCCGGGTAAACACCAAATGGATTAAGTAGACGAATACGCGGGTTATTAGTTTCATAATCCATCTCCACAACTGCTGGCAACATACCGTAGGTATTAAACCAGTCAGCACCGGAGTACATCTGAATTTGTAGTTCGGATGCAGAAACATAATAGTTAGCGATGCGGGTTCTGGTATCTGCAGCTTTACGCGCTGCATCGGAAACCATATTTGTAGCAGAACATTCAAACGCCGGAAGTGGCGCCATAGCTTCTGCTAAGTCTCTTGCTGCTACATCAATGAAGTTAGCAACGAGTGGCTTTGGGTAATCCTCGGAGAACATAGCAGGATAAACCTTGGAGATGTCTCCTTGGCGCACTGATAGAACGTCACGCATACGCTGGTCGCGCTTGGCGTAACGAGTCTGAAGCCGTGCTACCTTAGCAATGACCTCTTTGGATGTTAACACTTTTACCTACTT